CGGCGGCAATCCGTCGATCTTCTTGCAGTCCATCGGCTGCAACAATTTCGATTTCGGCGTGAAGTTGTACCACGGCTACGCGACGACGGACCAATGGCTGTGCATCAGCGGTTGCGGCGGCATGGCGGCTGGAGCCGGGCTCTATGCGTCCGGCGGCGACTCCGCGATGGACGCGCCGTTCACGGCGATCGGCGGGGCCTATACCGGCATCCTGGCGCGGAATTACGGCTTCATTGACATCACCGGCGGCAGTTTGGTCGGCAGCGGGAACGGCTATGGTGCCAGCGCCTATGTCGGCGGTCTGTGCCGTGTCACGTCCGTGAACACGCAGTCCAACACGACGAACTACAACCCGGCCCTCAACACGGTGGGGAACGCCAACGCCTTGATCTCCAATTACGCTTCGAGCGAATACTGAGTCGCGGGGAGAGACCCGACCTGAACCCTCAACCCAACCACGTCAACGCGAACGAGAGACCCGTATGCGATTTCATGTTGTCGGCTTGCCGCACACGCAGACCCACTCCCGACATTCCGCGTGCGCCTTCACGACGAAGGTGCTCCATTTCTGCCAGATGATGACGAGCCTTGGCCACGAGGTCTTTCACTACGGTGCCGAGGGGAGCCAGGTCGAATGCACCGAAGACGTGTCAGTCCTGTCAGCGCCCGAGCAGGAAGCCTGGTTCGGCAAGTTCGATCCTGACGCCCTTTACGACGTGGACTGGAGCGGTCAGGCATCCTACTGGCGGCTCTTGAACGAGCGGGCAGCGGCCGAGATCAACAAGCGGAAGCAGCCGGGCGACTTCGTGTGCATCATCATGGGGACGATGAACCTGCCCCTGGTCAAGGCGGTCGGCGACGACGTGCTGGTCGTGGAGTACGGCATCGGCTACAACGGGACGTTTGCCAATTATCGGGTGTTCGAGTCCTACGCCCACATGCACAAGGTATTGGGCGTGCAGGGTGGCTACGACCCGAACGGCAAGTTCTACGACGTGGTGATCCCCAACTACCTGAACCCTGCCGACTATCCCTTCCGGGCCGAGAGGGGCGACTACTACCTTTACATCGGCCGGCTGGTGAAGCGGAAGGGCATCAACATCGCGGTGGAGACCTGCAAGCGGCTCGGGGTCAAGCTGAAGATCGCCGGGCAGGGCTGCATCAAGGTGGAGGACAACCGGATTGTCTGCACGGACGGCGAGGTGTACGAAGGCGACAACCTTGAATACGTCGGCGCGGTCACGGGTGCCAAACGGGCGCAACTTTACGGTCAGGCTATCGCCACCTTTGTCCCAACGCTGTATGTCGAGCCCTTCGGCACGGTGGCGGTCGAATCGCAGATGGCGGGCACGCCGGCCATCACGACCGACTGGGGCGCGTTCCCGGAGACCGTGGAGCACGGCAAGACCGGCTTCCGCTGCCGCACGCTGGATCACTTCCTGTTTGCGGCCCGCAACGCCCCGACGCTGGACCGCGGCTACATCCACCGGCGGGCAGTCGCCAACTACAGCATGGATCGCATCCGCTGGCGCTACCAAGAGTATTTCCAGATGTTGTCCGACCTGTGGGGACAAGGTTGGTACACCGAACGTGAACGAACACAGCTCGACTGGCTCACGCCTGCGTAGGAGGTGGTCCGATGGCGATTGACACATCCATCTACGGCTCTCTGGACGAGGCGGACGAATACTTCGAGTCTCGCCTGCACTCGGAGCCGTGGGAGGATGCCAACGCCAGGGAACAGTTCAAAGCGTTGCTGGCGGCCCGGCGGCTGATCGACAATCTCAACTTCAAGGGCGACAAGCACGCGGTCTGGGTGTTCCATCAGGACGTGCCTCCCCCTTGGCGCGATCCGGCGGACGACGCTTGCAGCCGAAGGGCGTGGGAACAGTACCGCCAGCAAGAGCGGAACGCCGAGGCGAGCCAGCCATTGGAGTTTCCCCGCGGCGGGGACACAGTGGTCCCGGAGGCGATCCGGCGGGCGCAGTACGAACTGGCGCTGAGCCTCTTGGACGACGTGGACCCGCAAATGGAGTTGGAGAACCTGTCGGTCACGGCCCAAGGCCACGCCGAAGTGCGCACGCACTATGAGCGAAACATGGTGCCGATCGAACATCTTGTCAATCTCGTGCCGAACCCCCTGGCCTGGTCGCTCTTGAAGCCATTTCTGCGCGACGAGCAGACGGTCAGGTTGTCACGAGTTTCGTAGCCCGGCGCGTGCCGGCTTCCATTGCTGGGCCAACACGGCGGCCCATTCTAAGGCCGTGGTATCCAAGACGCCTGGCGGACCACGACGCCTGCGCCTTCACCTCTGTCGTGGGTGTGGGAACAGTACGATGCGAAATCTCTATCTGTCGCGTGCGGTGTTGGCTTCTTTCGAGGGTGAGGGCGGCGTGGGCGCGGGCGCTGGTGACGGCGGTGGCGCGGGTGCCGGGGCCGGGGCTGGCGCGGGTGCGGGCATAGGTGCCGGCACTGGCGCGGGTGCCGCCGCAGGTGCGGGCGCGGGTGCCGGGACCGGAGTTGGCGCGGGCGATGGCCGCTTCACCCAGGAGGATGTCAACCGGATGCTCGCCGACGACCGGCGTAAGCATCAGACGCAGATTCAGCGGGTCGAGAAGATGCTGGAGGAGACGGCAGCGTCCAAGAACCTGACCATCCAAGAGCGCGAGATGTTGGCCCAGCAGTTGGAGGACCTGCGAAAGGAGACGCGGACGAAGGAACAGCAGTTGGCTCACGACAAGAAGCAACTCGAAGAGCAGTACCAGAAGCAGTTGGCGGACGAGAGGAAGGTCCGCGAACAGTGGGAGACTCGCTACCGCGAGGGCACCGTGGAGCGGGCCTTGATGGATGCGGCCGTCGGCGGCGATGCGTTCAACACCAACACGGTCATGTCCGTGTTGCGCCCCATGACTCGCCTGACCGAGATCACGGACGAGAAGACGGGCAAGGGCACGGGGAAATTCAAGGTCATGGTGGACTTCCCGGACACCGATCCCAACACCGGGGAACCGACTGTGACCTTGCACACGCCCGAGAGCGCTGTGAAGCGGATGAAAGACTTGCCGCAGGTCTACGGCAACCTCTTCAAGTCCGGCGTCGTCAGCGGCATCGGGTCGAGTGCGGCAACCGGCGGCCTTGCGTCGGGTGCTGGCGGCAAAGTGGACCCCAGGAAGCTCTCGCAAGAGCAGTATTTGAAAATCCGGCAAGAGAACCCTGCTCTGCTCGGATTGCGCCCGCAGAAGGGCAAGTCCGGCCGCTAGTTGGTCCGTTCATCAGGGGATCGTCGTGAGCGGCCGCGAGTTGCGGCCTCTTGTGTTTCTTGATCCTGACAACTCTGTGGAGTGACAACGATGAATCCGCTTTACCTCTCGCACGCCGCCGTGGCGTGCTTCGACAACAACTTCGACGTGACCGGCACGGGCGCGAATGGCTTCATTCCCGAACTGTGGGCGGCCGAGGGTCTGGCGATCCTCCAGGAAAACATGGTGATCGCCAACCTGGTCCACCGGGACTTCGAGAACGAAATCCGCCAGTTCGGCGACGTGGTGAACACCCGCCGGCCGGGCAACTTCCAGATTCGCCGCAAGCAGGACGGCACCACGCTTCAGAACCAGGACGCGAACGCCACGAACGTCCGCGTGCCGTTGAACCAGTGGTTCTACACCAGCTTCACCATCAAGGACGGCGAGGCCAGCAAGTCGTTCCAAGACCTGGTGGACATCTACCTCCGGCCGGGCATGATTACCATTGCCCGTTCGGTGGACCGCGCCGTCCTGGGCCAGGTCCACGGGTTCCTGGGCGGACCGACCGCCCGCGTGGGCCGGCTGGCCAACCTCTCGGCGCAGAACAGCAAGGACTTCGTGCTGGAAGCCCGCGAGCGGCTGAACATCAACAAGGCCCCGCTGGAGGGCCGCAACCTGGTCTTGGCTCCGATCAGCGAGACCTCGCTGTTGAAGAATGAGTTGTTCATCGCGGCTCAGCAACGCGGTGACTTCGGCACGGCGTTGGAAAGCGCCACCCTGGGACGGATTCTCGGGTTCGACACCTACATGGACCAGAACGTCAACAGCGTCGCCGCCGGCAACTGCGACGTGGACGCTGCGGGCACCGTCACCGCGGCCCTGGCCGCGGGCGGCAGCGGCTCGCAGGCGATCACCGCCGGCACCTACGCGCCGCTGGCGACGGGTGGCGAGTTCGCCGTCGTGGCCGGCAACGATCAGCCGACCTACGTGACCGCGACCGCCGGGACCCCGGTGGATCACGTCACCCTCAACGAAGCGAACAAGTACGCCACCACCGCCGGGGCCAGCCTGTCGGTCTACAAGGCGTGCGCCGTGGCGGCAACCCAACTCGCGGGTTGGGTCGAGCCCGTGACGGTGACGGGCTACGTCAACCCGCCGCAGATCGGCCAGTTGATCGCGTTCCAGTCCGCCGGCTCTCCGCGGCAGACCTACACGATCATCGAGTCCTACCAGGCGGACGCGGACGGGACGCCGAATCCCGCCGGCACCTGCCAGGCGCTCTACCTGGACCGGCCGCTGGACTACGGTGTCACCACCGCCGACAAGTGCTTCCCGGGCCCGGCCGGCGCACTGAACATGGCCTTCCACCGGAACGCCATCGCCCTCGTCACCCGTCCGTTGGCCATTCCGAACAACGCGATGGGCGTGCTCTCGCACGTCGGTGTCTACAACGACATCGCTATGCGCGTGTCGATGCAGTACAGCATCGCCCAGGGCGGCACGGTGGTCAACCTGGACATCCTCGCGGGTGTCGCCATCCTGGACACGAACCTCTGCGTCGTGCTCCAGGGCTAAGCCCGCTGTCTCAAGGTCACGAATCCGCCCGGCCCGGAGCGCATCCGGGCCGGGCGGCCCTTCTCGCTTCGCAGGTGGAGGCCCCGTTATGGACATGACCGACCTTTGGCTGCTGCTCAGGCAGTACGGGCCGCTGGTGCTGGTAGTGGGATTCTTCCTCTGGCAGAACTGGCTCCGCGAATTGCGCATGAGCAACCGCATCAACAAGCTGGAAGACGAGCAGCGCAAGGTGCTGCTGCCGATGGTGGAACGCTGCACGGACGTGATCTCGCAGAATACGGCCATGATGGAGCGGCTGGAAAAGGCCCTGGACGGCCGCTTCGAGTGCCCCTTGCGGCACCAATGCCCCGAGGGATAGCCCGATGAAGAACGTCAATCCCATCCACAATCGCTTCATGCGGCTGGCAATGTACATCCACAAGCGCCGCAACGGCGCGACCGTGTTTGTGCGCCGCAAGGTCCAGGTCCAGGCCGACACGACGACCGGCCAGACCGCCTGGACCATCAAGACCTGGAAGGTCAAGCGCGTCGTCATACTTCCCGCGAAGAATCAGCGGGAGGTGCGGCAGAACGCGGGGGCGATGACCGCCAATCGGGCGATCATTCAAGGCTCCAGCTTCGATACCGGCGGTCGCCAGTTCCTTTTCGACCGCCGCGGGGTGCCGTCCGATCTCGTCCTGCAACGGGACGACTGGATCGTGTTCAACGACCGGCACTACGACATCGAAAGCATCACGGAGTACGAGTTCGACACGGCCTGGGTGGTGCTCGGCAAGGAACTGAAAGGGCGCGTCGAAGTCATCGA